CCTGACCTAATTGCAGCGATGCTCACGCAAACCTGATTTTCCTGTAGGGGTTGATTAGTCTCTCGATGTCCGGGTCAAACTTGCTAACCCTAACAACTCCAATATCTCCAAAGCCCATTACTCCACCTGGAGAGTCGTTGCGCTTGAACAGTCTCGAAGCAAGAAGCACTGTGGCTTGCTTGATTGCGATTGGCGCTGAGGCAAATCCAAAGGTTCCTTCAACTCTGACAGTGACCTCTAGTCCGCTACTGGGCCAGTAGAAATCTCCGACAGCACGCAGGCTATCAAAAGGAACAACCATTCCTCCGGCGATTCCGTTTAGTGGTTCCAGTTGGTAGTCGGATTCTGACCAAGTTGTGTCATAAGTTCCGTCTGCTGCCGTGCTTGTCTTGATTGAAGTCAGACTTGAAACATCGTCAATTTCGCAGACCAGAGAATTGCGAGGAGTAAAAAAACGGTGTGTGTCCGTCGGGAAGAACTGTCGCTCTGTCGCTTGGTCTATGTCTCGACTAGCGCTTTCGATTGCGAGTTCTAGCAGATCGTCGTCTATGGTGTCGCTAACTGGGATCCTAAGAGAAGCCTTGACCTCGTTTAAAGTGCAGTATCCATTTGTGATTGCCAATGTAACCTCCAAGCTCTAGTCTAACTTAGTTGGTATAGGTAGCGAAAAGCCCTCACCATTTCTGGCAAGGGCTTCTCTCAACGCGGGAACTATGAAGACAAACAACATAGCTTGCTAATCGTAGTATAGCGAAACCCTGTTAGCAATCTACAAACTAACAGGGCCTCGGTCTAGTTCGTTGGGTTAGCTTGCGCCGCCTACGAAGTGCTTGACCTCACCTGCGTGAGTTAGGTCACCATCAAGACGCATGGTGAATCTCCAAGTGGTTAGGTCGTTCTGGAAAGCGAAGTCAGTTGAAGAAGCAACCTCTAGGCCACCTGCCATACGAACCTTGTAGCTGTCAAGTGAACCAGCAATGACTGACTTCGCATCTATTGCGGTGTCCTCAATGTGTGGATTCTCAAATACAGCGTAACCAGCAAATGTGTCCTGACCGGCTGGGCCTACCTGTGAGATGTTGTACAAGTAGTTCCCTGCGGTGTCCTTTAGCTTACGCATTGCACCGATTGAAGCAGTGTTAGCCTGAAGCGCGAAGCTTGCCTTACGGCGAGTTGCACCATCTACTGAGTAAATAAGGTCAATCAAGTTGTCAGCGGTAAACGCACCGTCTTCACCGGTAGCTCCTGTTACACCAGCACCGGATGCGGTGACGATTCCGTTTGGCTGTGAAGAACCAGTTCCAACGGTTAGTGCTTCGTTGACTGCGTAACCAATTGCGTTTCCAGCTTGGTTAGCAAGGTGCGCTCCCAAGTCGAATCCTGCGTCAGTTACTAGCTCAGAAGCGGCCTGGATGATTCCACCGTACTTGTAAGCGTCAAGAGTGATGCTTGCGTAGGTAGGCTCAACATCGTCTAGTGAAGCTCCGGCACCCTTTAGGGTCATTGCCGAGTAAGCGGTCAAAGTTGGAATTGTCAACGATGATCCAGTTGCGGTCTGAATGATTTCCGAAGTCTCAAGCATTGGCCCAGCCGCGCGAGCAACATCAAATACCTGGTCGTAGAACGACTTTGGTACGGTGTTAGCCGATGGGACTAGAACAGCACGCTTTTCAAAAGTGTGTCCGCGTGACTCGCCAAGAGCCATTGCGCGGAAGATGTCGGTAGAAGAACGTTCCTCAGATACGGCAGGGATGAATCCCTTAGCTGCGGCAGATGCCTCAACCTTACGTTCCTCGCTGCGCTTTGCTACTGTGATGGTTTCGTCAGCCTTTGAGATGTCGGCTTCAATTGCGTTAATCTTTGATACTTCAGCAGCGTCAAGTCCGCGACCCTCAGCTTCGGCGAAGTCAATAACTTCTCGAACCTGTGTAATTAGGGTGTTGCGGAGTTCGTGCTGAGATTTGATGAACTCAGACATTTAGTCTCCTTATTAGTTTTATAGGGATGCAGTGGCGTTGACGCTCAACTGGCTCTCGCAGGTGTTAACACGCATACGATGCTTCTAGTTTACATTAAGGGTGCATAAGGCTTTTATGTCGTCGCTGCTAGACACAAGAAACCCCTCGGGGAAGAAATGAAACCCGAGGGGAAGAATCTTGATGCTTGGCGGAAGAGGTAATGAAAGGGGTCAAATTACCTTAGTTCTTCCGGCTTGGTTACACGAGACTCTTTTTTTAGCGCGGGAGTTGGAGCGCCATCCTGCACCTCGTTGTCATCACGAGGGGTCTTGTCTAGCTCAGCTATAGCGGTTGCCCACTGGTCAACATTGACTCGAACAACTCCGGTTTCGGGGTTGCCTGCTAAGTCCAGAATCACTTTTTTAATTTGTTCTTTGGTAGCCATTAGATGCCTTTCATTAGAAGCTCAAGCTTCTTCTTTTTTAGTTCAAGCATAGACAAGTCGCCAACTATCAGCGGCTCTGCCGGTGCTTCGGGTTCTGGCGACAGTGTACTTACTACTCTATTAAGCATGTCTTGTTCGTCAGATGTAATGTTTAGCCCATCTTCAATCTTCACAAGTGCGTCTGCCAAAGCTTCGGCATCAACATCTGCGCGCTCTGCGATTATTTCAAACTTGCGAACTGAAACAGTTCCAGCGGTTGCGGTGTAGGCAGGCCAAGCAACGATTGACACTTCGTGAAGCCTTACCTGCTTTAGTGTCCGCTCTGATCCATCGCTCGACCAAGTGTCGCCGCCGGCTGGAACACTGAAGCCGAAAGACATAGCATCCACGTCACCACGCTTCAAAAGCTCGGCAACATCGCGCCCGCGTGTGGTGTTTGGCAGCATACCCTCAACTCTTAGCCCTCGATCATCTTCAATCAGGTTTACCGTTCTGGCTCTTGTAGAACCAAGGATTTCGCCAGCGTCGTGATTCCAAAGAAACTTGACATCGTTGCGAGACTTTAGTGAACGTTTGAAAGCTCCAGAGGCGATTGACTCGACGAAAGGAAGTGGCTCAGAAGGTGAATTGAATAATGCGGCGTAACCGCTGAAGTGCATACCGTCTGATTCCTCGCGCACCTCAAACTCTGCTTCGTTGATGCGTTGCTCAATCTTTGTCAATGTATTGCCTTTCACTTTTTCTTCTTCTTCAATTCTACTTGTTCGGGCTTCACAGACTCCGCAGCCACCGGTGCAATCTTGGCAGGGGTCGGTATCTGCTTGACCTGCGGCTTCAAGTTGCTTACTGGTATTCCTAAGCTGTTTGATATCAGTGCCATTGTTTCCTACCTTTTCTAATCGACGTTGTAAGCGCTTGTCGGGTCTTCAGGGTCAACTTGTGCAATGCCTTGGAGCTGGACGCTCGGCAGCCCGGTGTGAGCAACAGGAGGAAGCCCCATAGCGACTAGCACCTCGGCAGGGTCGTAACCTGCAAGCACTAACCTCGACGCCATCGTCACACGCTTGTCTGTAGCTACCAAGTCGGCAGAGTCTATTGCAACGTTAGCAAGTGGAACTCTAGGCATATCGGCGCTTGGGTCTTCGATTGGTCTTAGGTCTTCAAGTCGACGGACATCGTTCACGCTTAGGAATCCGCTTTGGAGTCCAGTTGAGTAAGCAGCCATTCTGTTTTGAATGTCGGCTCTGAGTAACCCGTCAATGTTGAACTTTAGAAAAGAGTTTTCCCCTCCTGCTGTTCTTGACATTAGAGGGCTGAAAGCGCTTTCGATTTTTGCGATTATTGGACGTAGGCAGTGTGTGACAAAAGCGAGATTGTTTTGCTCGACCGAGCTGTAAGTATTTGAGCCGGGAAGGTTGAGCATATTGCTAGGAACTCGGAAAGCTCTGGCAACATCTTCAACTGCAAGCCTGCGAGAATCCAAGAACTGCGCTCTGTCGTTCTCGGTGTTTGTCTGTGTGTATTTAGCGCCTGCCGAAAGAATGGCTGTCTTGTGTGCCTTGTTCCAGCCTGAGTGCCTTGAGTCAAATCCTGTTTGCAGTGCCTTGGCTTGGTCAGCAGTAAGGTTGCCCGGAAACTCGATCACGCCGGAAGTTTGAGTTCCAGAACCAAAGAACTTGGCTGCATAAGCTTCGAGTGCTTTTGCCAATGCAAAGTTTTCTTTGAGTGCCTCGACTCGGCTAACTCCACGAATGTTGCCGGGTCTTACAACGTCGGGAATAAAAATAACTTGTTCGCTGCTGAGAAGCTGTCCTTCTTGGTTCAGGCGATACATAACTTGCCCTAGACCGTTGCGAGTTATCTCAACATTGTAAGGGTTCAAGACGCTCATATTTACAATTTCGCCTCGGTCGTTTGAAAAGACTCTGATAAAAGAATTGCCGTCAAGCAAAAGGCTAACAATTATGGAACCCCAAAAAGCTTCTTTGGTTGTGTCAACGTCTGGCTTTTGCACCCAACCAGGGGATGGTCGGAAAGGAAAACGAGCGCCGTCCCTCCGTACATAAACGTCGACCGGAAGACTTGAGACGGTATCGCTAATCAAAGAGACAGCCGAGTAGATTGCATTTATTGAGAACGCAGTTTCGCTGTTTACAACGGTTCCTGCAAGCGTCCCATCCTCGATGTTTCCGCCTGCTGCCCAAATGCTCTGATACGAAAGCGCCCTCTTAGAGAAGAACCTGTCGAATACGTTTGCCAAGAATTACCGCCTATACATAAACTTGTGGCACGAGTGCTTCTTCCATTCTA